CATGATGTACATCTTGGTCGCTGACGTCTCGATGTTGGCGAGGTTCGGCTCATCGGGCACGAAACCCGGCTCTCGCTCTGCAAATTGCGGCATCTACCGACGCCCTCCAGGAACAGGAGTCGGCTGGAACATCCTGCCGGCGATATCCCGCTGGTGATTCGAGACGGCCTCACCGAGGGTGGCCTCTCTAACCTGTATCCTCGTATGGTGATGAGACTCCAGCCTGATCGGCGCTACCGGGCCGGCCTTTGCAGGCGACGACGCAATCGCAGCGTTGGTAGAAGCCTGCGCGGCCACCGCCGGGCGTGCCAACTGTGGATTCGGACCTCCAGTCAGCGTGCTCATGAGGGCCCCACGCGTGTCCGTCGCTTCGTCAGTACCGAAGCCCTTGTACAGCGTGATCGCGGCACCACCGAAGTCTCCGCTCAGTCCTTGGAACCACGCCTTCCCGACCGTCCCTGCCCCGCCGATCATGTTGAAGGCCGAGTTGATGTGCTGAACCAGGGTCAGCACAGCTCCGACGATGTGGACAAGAACGCCGGCCAGGATGAGGCCGAAGTTCACGATCTCGGCGAAGACAAGGCCCACCTTCTTTCCGGCCTCACCCCAGCGCTCGAAGGCGCTACGGTTGTCGCTGGCGCTGCCTGCAGCGAGATCGAATAGGTTCAGAACTGAGAGTATCGACTCCTTGAAGAACCTAAGTGGTCCATCCGCCGCGGTCAGCCCTTCCTTGAACCCTTGCCAGATTCCCCGGGCGAAGTTCCTGATCCGCTCGAACCAGATCCACAGCTGCCTCACCCAACTGAGAGCGCCGGAATTTTCGGGCTTGTTCAGGGTGTCCCACATCGCTTCAGTCATCCGGCCGTTCTGCGTGAATAGCTGCTTCATCGCATTGAACACCAGGCTTACCTGACTGATGATTCCCCGGAGGCTGTCGCCGAACCCGCCGATGTTGTACTTCCAGGCGACGAAGAGCCCTAGGCCTATAAGCGCAAGACCCGCCATCGCAACTGCCGCCACCGCGAGCGGAATGATGAGGAACTTGATCAGCGCCGCGCCGACGACGGCGATGATCGGAATAGCGAGCAGGCCCCAGGATGACATGAATGCGCCGAAAGTCCCGAGGATGACGGCCTTGAGAAGCAGGAAGCCGACGATCAGTCCACCCGTCAGCGCCGTGACCGTAAAGATGCCCGCCCCGAGGAGGACAAAGGCGGCGATGGCGACTTTCACCTGCGCAGGCACCAGGTCAGCGAGATATCCCGCCATCTCCAGGAACTTGTTGAGCACCTTGAACACGGGGTAAAAAGCCTGCGCGAATGCTTCGCCGAAAATCGTGTCCTTGAATGTGGTCACCTTCGCCTGAAGTTGCGCCAACTGCTCACCGAACGTCTTCAGCCTGCGTCCTTCAAATTGGCCAAGAACGTCCTCGTTCTTGGCGTCCTCCATGGTGGCCACCAGTGCCCTCATGCCTTCAGCCCCTTTGATGATCTTACCGTCTACCTCCACGCCCTTTTCGAGTCTCTTGAAAAGCGCATCGACCACCGCCATCTGACGTTTTCCAAACATCTTGAATATGAAGTCGTTCTTCGCAGCCTTGTCCATGCTCATCCAGAGCGGGCTTTCGGCCCACTCCGACATCACCTGCAGGAACGGCCGGAATTCGTCGTTAGCATCGCGGAGCTGTACACCCGTCACCTTCATGAACTTCGAGCCCTTAGAGCCCAGGGCCATATTGGCGAAGACCTCGCCAACCGTCGTCGCTGCCGTCTCTGCGCTCTGGGTGACGTCCTTCATGATGCCGATCGTGGCGGCCGTCTCTGCAAGCGTCTGCCGGTAGCTGGCACCACGTGCCACACGCGAGAACATCCCCGGAAGCTGCTCAATGGTGGCCCACGTATCCATCGCCACGCGGCCGGCGATGTTGGCAATCCGTTCGAAGTCGTCCTCGCCTGGAAACATCTTCTTCACGGACGTGAGGAAGCCCGCGGCTTCGTCGGTGCTCAGCTTGCCGAGTGAGATGGCAGACAGCTTGAGAGCGATGTCCGCACCTGTGATCGCATCTTTTGCACTCTCGCCCGCAGCTGCGAGAGCCGTCATGCTGTCGACCGCCTGGGAAGGATCGAAACGCGTCGACAATCCCATCTGAACAGCCTTCCGCCGAAACTCTTCCATCCCTTCGGCCCCCACCTCGGCGGTGGCCGAAAGATGGGCCAGCTTCTCCTGGAACTTGCCCGCTCCCTCAGCCAGCTCGAACGAGCCCTTGATCAGATCAAGACCAGCCTGCATGCCTCTGTAGCCGGCGTAGACACCTGCCACCGAAGCCGCCACCCTCGTCGCCGACACACCCATGGACCCCAGGGCGCGCTCTACCCGCGCGAACACCTGGGACGCCATGTCCCTCGCGCTGATGATCAAACCCATGGTGTGCCAAAGAGCCACGAATCACTTAGCCTTCTTCAACGCCTCTACTTCGGCCTCCCGGGTCTCCTGCAGTTTCTGCAAGAACCAGAAGACCTCGGAGAGGTCCATCGACTGTGTGTCTGCGTATGTGATGACCAGTCCGCTCCCTCCGTGCTGCGAGTACATCAGGTGAAACAAGGAAGACCTCCACTGGTCCTCCTCGATCACCGGAAGGGGAGCGACATTCAGCTCCCAGCTCTGGCTGGCACCTTGGGCGTAGCCGGCAACAGGAAGCCTCGATCGAAAGGGAGCGTCTGCTCTTGCAAGCCTCCGCACGTGGGGCACTCGACCTCAATCTGAGGGTCGACTCCGCAGTCGTGTTCATCGAGAGCGTTCATGAGAGTGACCAGATCACTCCATTCCAAGTCGTCCAGGAAGGTCCGGACGGTCTTCACGATGCTGCCCTTCACGATGTCCTGCTCGGTCGGGCCGTCGATGCCTTCAATCGAAGTAATGCGGCTGGCCAGCATGTCGACGAGCGCTCGGTCTGCAGCTTTGTGCCGAGCCGCGGCCTTCTCATCAGCTCCGGTCGCAAGACGGTAGTGAACCTCTCGCCCGTCGGCGAGCTTGGTCGAGAAGGTCCCCTCACTACGGAGGGTGTCCTGCTCCTCCTCGGTGAGCCGCTTCACCTTGAGGTCCTTCTCTAGGTCTACCTCGAAGCTGAAGCGGGTGCGGCAGTTGGCCTCTCGACACTGAGTCTTGAACTCATACTCCGGGCCAAACGACGCCAGCCGGATCTGCAAGAGGATGAAGAACCGGTCGCCGACCAGAACCTTGCTCCAGGTGACCTTCCCGCCGACTTCGAAGTCGTAGGGCCCGGGATCAAGCAGTTCTTCGGTGCAGGCACTGAGGATGTTGTCGAGCGCCGCTCCGGTACGGACTGCCTGCTGGTCGGAAAGCAACTTGCCTTCCTTCCCCTTCAGCCCGCGGATCTGTAGCTGCATCCCGCTGGGACAATCGATCGTTCTGCTCATGACGGCTCCTTCAAGGCGCCATCCCCGGGAACCACGCGCCAGCAGGTACCCCTACCCGCGGGCGGGAGATCAAATCGTTCGATAAAAGTAGTCGTAGGCGAGGACCAGTCGCTCGATGACGTTCTCGTCGACGTTGTTGTCCCACTCGCCGGCCACGTAGGTCTTCGGCCAGGCGCCGACGATCACGTAGGCCTTGATCACCGAACCCTCACGATCCAGCTGATCGAGCTGGATGATTCTTTTGTACGCCGGCTCCCTAACGCCTCGACCGAGCGGCGCGAACGCCACCGTAGAGAACCACAGCAGCAAGGCTCGGCTCTCTACGGGATCGATGGTCACGCCTCGTTCCAGCGTGATGTCCTTGAACTCGATGCGGCCGGCGCTCTTGTGCGGAATAAGCACACCGCCCTCGTACTGCTTGACCTCTGCGACCTCGGCTTCGAGGCCCGACATCTTCGAGAAGGCCACGCCGGCCCCGACATCGCCAATGTGGACCTTGAAGCTGAACTTCTTGTCGTACGCCCGCGTGAAGCCAGAAATCGGCATGAGAAAGTGTCCTCCTTAGCCTTGAAGAATGGCGTCCACGGCCCGCGTGTCTTGAGAGAAGAGCAGCCGAATGAACTCGGACGGCTGAACCGTGGCCATCCCGATTCGGCCGGTGACCACGTTCGGAGACGTCGCCGGATTCAGGGCGGTGCCGAAGTCGACGAAGAAGGCTTCGTCCGGAACCCGCGAAGCGAACGCCCCCAGGTCCGTCTGACCCTTGAGGAACGCCCAGATCGTGCGCACGAGCGTGTCACGCAGCTCCTGGGTGTTGTTCCGGTGCCGAGCGAACTGGATCCCCAGCCTGATGGTTCGCTCCACAAAGGAGACACCGCGCCGCTGGGCCACCGTCGGGAAGTTGCCGTCGCCCTTCAGGGTGCGGGCGCCGTCGATGAACCGGCCGTATCCGGTCATGGCGGTCAGCGGGTTGATCCGGCGCGGAAAGAGGCGGTCGCGGATGGCCTCCTTCAAGACCGCCTTGTTCTCGTACCCGCTGATGCTCCGAAGACGTCCGACCTCGGTTCCTGCCGGAGGGTCCCAGACCCCGCCGGCCCGGGCGCCGTCCGTCCTGGCGAATACGCCAGCGATGTGGCCTGACGGAGGCACCACGATGTCCTCCACCTGACCGAATACTGCCCGAGACGGGTTGCTGATGGTGACGTTCGGCCAGTACATGGCTGCGAACTCGGTCTGCGTGTTCAAGCCGAGGGTCGGGTCGGCAACCGTCCCCCAGACGTACTCCTCGATGGAGCCCGTCCCGGTCGGAGGCACCCCCGCCGGGGGATCCAGGATGACGAAGACCTGGCCGCTGCGGTTGACCTCGGCGTAGGCGATCATCGCGAGTTGGATGCCCTTGGTGGCCTGGCCGGGCATCGCCATCATGGTGAGGTCATCGACCATGTCGAAGGCGTAGATGCCGTTGCCGTCCGTCTCTGTGCCGACCCACTCGGCCGTCGAGGTGGGCAGCTCGTCGGTACCTCCCACTAGGGCGGTCGCGGCGACGTTCGCCGGCCGTCGGACCGTGGCGGTGCCGCTCACACCCAGGTCGGTCAGCATGATGCGACTCGACCCACTGATGGCGTTCACCACCCGGATTGCGAAGCGCAAGGACGTGAGGTCCATCGTGAGGTTCGGGAAGGACTCCAGAACCAGCCCCGAAGCGTCACGCACCTCAAGGTTGAAGTCAGAGGCCAGTCCATTCGAAGCCGCTAGCACCACCACCCGGAAGGCCGCCGCATAGGTACCGTAGTACTTGCCGTCCACCCGCAGTGTCGCTACCGGGGTATCGTTCAGAAGATTCAAGGTTGCGCGCGTCGCCGCCGTCACGCCGGACGCGTAGATGGTCTGCCGCGAGATGTAGAGCTGACTCCCACCTTCCTGAAAGAAGCCGTGCACGGCCGCGACCATCTCGGCGGCGTCGGCAGTCCAACCGCCGAAGATCCTGGTGAACTCCGGGATGGAAGTGACCAGGATTGCCTCGCCGACCGGGCCCTTCTCGGTCACCCCGACGAAACCCGCCACAGCAGTGTCAACGGTCGGAAGACTACGGACTGTCGGAGCCTCCTCCTCGACGGTGACCTTCGACGCCAGCATCTGATTGCCCATGGTCGCTGTGTCTCCTTCAGGGGGTGGAGAAGCCGCCCGAGCCGCGGTTTCCTACAGGAGTCGGTACCGCTGATTGACTCTGCTGATGCTGCTGTTGATCTTCGCGGATCAAGGTCCCTCGCTTCAGGTGCTGCTCGATGGCCGGTAGCTTCAGCACCGATTCGGGCAACGGAGGAGAAGTCCCTTTGGCCGAGAGAAAGACCGCCGCCGGCGCCTTCACGTCCTCCGTGCGAACACCTACCTCGCCGGTCTCAGCGTTATGAACCGAATGCCTCTGCTCGATCATCGTGCACAGACAATTATCGTCCGTGCACACGAAATCGTGGAGAAGCTCAAAACTCAGGCGCCGCCCAGTGTTGTTCCTGAGGACAATTGCCATCGTTGTATCTCCGCTATATCAATTTGCCGTTGTGATATTCCCGAAATACATCGGTCATGGCGGCAATAGGTCCTGCAGCTCGACGCTAACATTATCCACAGTACTCCCACGCTCTGCAACCGTCTGGTCGACAAATCCAACAACATCCTCGACCTGAAATCCTCGAATTACGAGGCTCCCAGAGAAGCCGCGGATGTCAGAACTGCTCGAACCGGTGAACGTCGTTACCTCCCCAACCTGCGCCAGCTCGTACCGGACCGTGCCCTTGCTGAGATCGTCCTCCTGCCTCAACAGCTCGATGAACGGGTTGTTCTGCAGGAACTGAAACATGAGCGCCATGAGGTTCATGTTGCGGACCTGCTTGTTGTCCATGGCCACGAAGCGATAAGTCAAATTCAAGGCTTTCGGCGTCCGACGGCGCGAGAACGCGGTACCCACTACTGCTGTCGGCGTGAGGTCATAGATGTAATCGCGGTCCTCTACGATCTGAGGCCCTTGAATCGTCAGCGTGGGCAGCTCCGCTATGTCAGGTATGTCGAGGACGGCGTTGGGCGTGTCGTCGTAGTCCACCGCAGTCGTCTTGTGCGTGCTCGCTATTACCTGGCGCCTCAGCTCCAAGATGAGAGCCATCTCTAGCCTGAGGAGGTCCGCCGCCTGCCATAGCTCCGCTCGTCGCGCGGTCAGCAGCCCCGAAGCGCTAGCGGACTCTCCAGGAACGATGGCGCCTGCCGCATCCAGGTTCCGCACCACCACCGCCAGCGCCCCAGGATCGACGGGCTTCGTGAGGCACTCCACCTGAGTAGCTGAAAGCACCCTGACGTTCCGGCACTGCCGTCCTCCCACCGTGACCGTCATCGTCGGCGGAGGTGTCGGAAGAACGCCGTTCACATCCAGCGGCGGCGGATAGGGCAGCTGGAAGTCTGTCCCTTCCACGACAATCATCTGACCGCCCGTAAAAATCACGGCGGGTATAACGGAAGTGATGGTGGGGACCGCCATCTACTTTTCGCCCTTCGACTTCCAGCTCCAGTGAAGATTATCGGCCAGCTCCTCAATACGGGCGCGCATGCGGGCCTGCACCATTCGCTCGTTCTTCGCGAACTTGTCGTAGACGGGCCGGATGAAGGGTCGCGGAGGTATGCGGATGAAGATGTACCCGGACTGGCCCGGCAACCTCTTCGGCCGCTTGGTCTTCCGCATGTGCCTCATCAGGATCGCGAGAAAGGCGGCCATCCTTTTCGTGATCTTGATGACCCGTCCGGGCATCCCCTCTTCTTGAATGCGGGCGATCTTCAGTAGGCTGGTCCCCTCGTTGTTCACGGCCCCGGGCACGACCCCGACCATGAAGGAGTTGGTGTCGAGCCGGTAGGCCTTGATCGCCCTCATCATCTGGGCCCGCTCAATCAAGGGCTTCCGCCCGCTCAGCCCCGCCATCTTGCGGGTAGCGATAGTCCACGGCGAGAGCTTCGCCAGCTTCTGGCCCGCTGGCGCGCCCGTTCGAATGCCTTCGACGATCTTGGTGCGAAAGAACTCCGCCTCGCGGCGAAGAAGCCGGTCAGTGAAGCGCCTAACCAAATGAGGCGCGAGACGGTAGCGCCGCAGGGTCTTTTCCCAGCGCTCGTCCGGAGCCACGCGAATCGCTAGAGGGATCGGCGGGGGCATCAGTGGCTCGCCTGCCCCTGGTCTCTTGACTCGAAGGAGACCTCCAACAGGTTCCTCTCGCTGCCCAGGCCGAAGATCGGGACCGCCTTGGTCACGTAGAGTCCAGGAGGAGTCGGGATGGCCTGCACCAGGCTACCGTCCATCCGGTAGACGGCGTGAAGCCGGTCCCCCACCTTGATCGCGGCCGTCCCAGTCGTCGCTTCCACGAGCCCCATGTCCTCAAGATCATCGAACATCATCAAGACCTGCACACTGGCCTCGGCGACGTTACCGGTTACCGTCTGCTTGAGGGCCATGAGGTCGCCGGGCGTTGGCCCGGTGTGGAACTGCGCTGGAATCCTTACCAGCGGCCATTCCCTCCGGGCGTCCACCCCCACCTGGTTCTCTGAAGGCAGGATGACGGTCTCCCGGTAGATCTCGTCGTAGCCGCTGATGTGCGGTCCGGCACCGTCAGGATCCAGCGCGGTGGCCGCTTGATCGAGCCGCGCGATCTCAGCGAGGAAGGGGTTGATGAGCCTCCCGGGCACTAGGCTGCCCCTAAATGCGCCGGCCTTCGGAAGCCGTGCAGGATGGCATCGATCTCCGGATCAAGGGTGTGTGTGACGAACGGTGAGCCCCGAACATCGCCTGGATCCGCCAGGATATAGCCCTGATCCCTGGTGTACTCGCTCTTGAGTCGTCCGTTGCGCAACTGATCCTGTCGTCGCAGGCTGCCCGCCGGGTGTTGCTGCTTGAAGCACAAGAGTTTCGTGGCCAGCCTGATCAACTGAGGCGTCACCCCGACAAAGGACCCATCAGGCTCGGTGTACCCGAAGATCCCGGTGACCCTGACGTTGTGAACGCCCGTGGAGAAGCGCTCGTAGTAGGCCGGCTCCCCCCTCCAGTGCGAGTAGTCGTTGCCCCAGCCGTGCAGGAACTCCAGCTTCGGATCTCCCCGGTCATCAGGGTTGAATAGGTTCTGCGAAAGGTGCCGATTGAATACCCTGTAGGCTGTTTGATCGCGGTCGACGCTGACAAAGCCGTCACGGAAGTCGGTGTTCACCCCTTCAATCGCCACGATCGGCTCTTCCAGCCTCAGCGTGTGCCCATGGCGTCCCCCCACGGTTACACTCTTGTAGACTGGATAGAACTGCCGTCCCGTGTACAGCTCGACGTATCGGGATGCCTCGACGATCAGTCGCTGCGCGACTCCGTCGTCTGTCCCCGCCGAGACCATTCCCGCCGCCACCAGGTCATATAGCGTGCAGTACACAGGCCCGCCGTAGGCTCTAGACACCAACTCGAACTCCTGATCGAACGACTGCTCCTCTGCAGTTGCCGTGGTCTTGTAGAACCAGCGAACCACGTACCGCCCCAAGGACGCGTCCGCAGCTGGCGTCCAGCTTCCGACATACCGACCCACGCCGATCCGATGAGCCACCATGTCCACCGCCTGACGCTCATTCACGGCCACCGGCAGTACCTGCACTGGCGCGGCCTCGCGAGCGGCGCTCGACGTGTCAAAAACCTGAAACTCAGCCGAGTGGATGTCGACCAGAAAGCCTTGCGGGCTCTGCACCACCAACTGCAGAGCCCGATTGGCGACCGTCACGCCCGCTGATCTGACGACGGCGATCATTGCCCGCAATTATACGCCGGCTGGTGGACTTTTTCGCGGCCGACCCCTCTTCGCTTGACCGCGCTCTTCCGTTACGGGTAGGTCCCCATGCGTGTCGGTTGGTGTGACATCTACCGCCTTGAGCGGTCGAGCATCGACAGCAGCGACTCTTTCGATTGCCGCCTTTCGCTCATCAGCGTCCAACCGCTTGGCCTCTTCAGCCGTCATCACGTCGAAAGCCAGCGGCGAATCACGGTCGTCGTTGTCATTCCGGATCGTCCGGAGTTTCGCCGCGATATCAATCGTAGAGCCATCGGCCATCTCCAGAACGGCAGGCACGATGTACCAACCACGCTTTTCCTCAAAGCGCATACCGTAAATTCCGTAGCGCTGCAGACGTATACCCTTCCGCTCATTGAGGGGCTTCAGCCTTACCCAGATCTCGTTGGCCATTGGCGTCCTTTCCTCTGCGCAACTGATATCAATCCACGCACAACTTTATCATTCGCAAGGCGGATCTGTGTTGTGCAAATAAATAGCAAGGGCGAGGAACCTCTCGGCGCCTCGCCCTCGTTTTGATATCGCGGGAATATCTTCTACTTCGACTTGATGACCAGCTTCATGGTCACGCCCGACAGATCGGTGGCGTCGACCACTTCACCCATCGCTCCGCCGGCATCCTGCTCGTAGAACTTCAGGCGATCGGTGAGAGCGTCGTACTGCACGTTGTACCCGCCTCCATCCGCTACGCTGACTTCCACAATGACCCGCCCGTCCCCTCGGAGGGTCTGAAGCTTGGCCTGAAGGCCGAGACTTCCGCCCGTGGGATAGGCACCGTCACCCACCAGCGTGACCGTGTCGAAGAAGATCGGCCCCTGAGCGGCTGCCGCATTGTTCGATACCATTGCCCCGAGCGCCATGTTACGCCACCACCCGAACGTTGTTTGCTTTCACGGCTGCCGTCTCCTCGCCCAGCGCTGCGCCGAAGCGCAGGCTGACCACGATCAGGAGGACCCCCTCGCTGATCAGCTTGTCGGTCTCCACCCGAATGTCCCTCCAGATGCCGACCATCAGATTCTTCAGGTCGATCAGAACTGGCGAGGTGCAATGGCTACCGGTCCCGATGTTCTCCGGGAAAGTGGCGATGCTGGACACCGGCACGCCCGAGTACATCGCCGGAGCGTCGTACTCCACGAACCGGTCGCCGATGTTGGCGGTCGCGCGATCCGCCAGGGCATCCCGGTAGTCGATCTCGCTGTCGATCGAGGTAAGAAACCGCAGCTTCTTCTTGTTGCGGAGGAACGGGCTGGGCATGAGCTTCAGCATGTTCTTCCACAGGGTGCGATTGGTGAAGTTGTCGGTGTGGTCGTACACGTTGGACGTGATCGACTTCAGCAGGCCGTTCGAGGTCGCCAGGTAAGCGTCCGATGACGTGGTGTCGCCCCGGATCAACAGCTCATCCATGTCGAGCGCGATCCGCTCCGCCATCAACTCCATGATGGTCTGGCGCAGCTGATTCCGCTCCAGCGAATCCTCCAGGACCTCGTTGGTGAGCCGCACCTCGCCTTTGTACAGCTTGGCGTCCAGCTCCAGTTGGCTCATCGTCGGCTTGGAACGGTCAGCTTCCGGCAGGGCCCGGGCCTCGTACCCGGGATGCAAGACGCGCTGACCGAACCGAATCCGGTCAATGATCTGCTTCGGCGCCCGCATTGGAATGACGGTCGCTTCGCGCATGATGACCGCCTCGTCGACTGCGGCGCGGAGAAACCTCTGCGCGTGCAGCGGCTGCAGGTAGCCACCGTTGGTTTGGAGGTCGGCCAACACCATATCGGCCTTCTGCAGGAGAGACTGGTTGTTCATCGTCGTGCTCATGGTCCGATATTTCTCCCTGATACAACTTTGGTATCTTGAGAATGTTCTTTCCCGTTTATCAGGCTAGAAAGAACGGCCCTTTATTCGCTCCCGCCGATCAGCAAGATCCACTGGCCACGATACTTTATCATGGTCAAGTTGCGACTTTTCAAGATCAATCGCATTTGAATCGGCAGTTATCCCGCTCTTTGCCAACAAAGCGCCCTGAGCGGCGACCATTTTCTGCAGCGTCCCCACAACTGCTTTGAGACGTTCCACCTCCGGATCTGTCTCCTTTGCAGGCACCGATGCAGGAGGCTCGGTGACGGGCGCGGGAATCGGGGCCGGAGGAATTGCAGCAGGCTGACCCGGCGCCGCCGGCTCGGCCGGCTCGGCCGGCGTACCAGCTGGCGGCGCGGCCGGATTGCTGGGGGCTACCTCTGGCGGATCCTCGGCAGCAGCCTTCTCGGCGGGCTCATCTGGCTCATCAGCTACTTCGCTCAGCAGCTCCTGAGCCGCAGCCACGATGGCCTTGAGCTTCGCACGACGGGTCTTGGACATCTTGCGGCCGACCTTCTTCACGCCTTCACTCGGCGCCGCATCGGCCGTGTCGTCGTCGTCAGCGTCGACATCGCCAGACGCAGCCGGATTCGGCCGCTCTTCGGTCTTGTCGTCGCCGTCGACGGGCTTATCCGGCTCCTTCGCCGGAGGATCCACGGAAGGCTTCTTCTCCGCTTCGGGAGGATCGCTTTTCTCAGTGGCGGTGCCCGCCAAAAGGGCGCGCTCCCGCTCCGACTGTGCCTTGTCCTCGGCCTCCAGAGCGATCCGGGCCTTCTCGGCATCGGCCGCGTCGAGGTCGGCCGCTGGATCGACCCCCTTCTCGGTCCTCGACGAAGGAGGCTTACCCCACCCACGCCCCTTGCGGTCGTCTCGCTTCCGAATCAGAAACTCGCGCTGGTTGGCCGGTCTATCCACGAGAGAGACCTCCTTGACCGTGATGTTGGTCAACTCGAACAGCTCTTCACCCTCAGCCGGGTCGGCCGCCGCCGGTGCCGCAGCTGCCGCCGACTTGGAGATCCTCTGCTGCACAAACGATTGCTTGAGCATGTAGACCCGCCTAGTTCTTGGGGCTAGCGACCGGCGCACGCCGGGCAAAGCCGCCGATAGAAAATCCGGTAAGAGAGCCTGACTTCACGCGCTCCCAGAGCTTGTCGTCGACCACCCGGATGCCCATCAACCAGGTGCCTTCCTTCACGAGCTGACCGTCGATCTGCTCGTCTTTGCGAGCGATCCAGTTCTCCAGCACCTTGACCTGCCCGCTCACGTTGATCTTGTGCTGCAAGCCCATTACCCCGTAGTGCTCCATGAACTTGTGGCAGGCCTGGCGAACCTCGTCAGCGCTGTAGAGATCACCCTGGCTATCGGCCTTGTTCATCTCCTTGGTGGGCTCCAGAACGACGCCGAGCACGTAGCGCTCCTCCTCCGTCTTGAGGATGGGAACCTCGCGGGCCAGGGCCTTTTCGACGGTCGCGTCCTCCTTGCTCAGAGGCTCCTCGACCAGCTCGATCACCACCCGAACCTGATCATCGCCCAGGTCGCTCCCGTCAAGCGCAGCCATGACCGTCTTGGTCACGCTGGCCAGATCTGTTGGCTTGCGAGCCATGGACTACTTCGTTCCGTCGCGACCGAAGTCGTAGGTGCTGTCCCCGCGGAGGAACCTCGTGGAGGCCAGATCCGACACCCACCCAGTGTCCAGCTCCATGGCTTCCTTCTCAGCGGCTTCCACCTTCTCTGTGACGGCCTTCATCACACCGGCGGCCCCGAGCCCGTTGGTAGGTCCAGCAGAAGGCGCCTTGACAGACTCGATGCTGATGCCCGGCGTTGCCTTCACCTCGCCGGCCTGAGCCGTACCTGACGTGACCTTCGGGGCGCCGGTACCCTCGCGCTCGACCGAAGCCTGCTGGAAGTAGTCCACGTAGACCGTCATGTTGATGCTGGGGTTGTCGCCCCTGCCCTCGTAAAGGTCTCCCAGCGCCTTCTTGATGCCATCCTGAAGAGCCCGCAGCCGGCGCATGCCAACCGCGCCAGGCTCGGCGAGAGCCTTTTCCACCTGCTCCTGCAGATAGGTGGCGTACTCGTCAGGAGTCATCGCCTTCTCTTCGGACTTCCCCAGGCGCTGGCCGGCTCGGAAGACGTCCAGACGCCCGAGCACGGCGTCCAACCCCGCCGCAAGCTCCGGCGTCACGGTGTCCATGCGCTTGCTGGCCGCCACCAGCTCCCCCAGATCAGCGTACGCCTTGCGACAGGTCTCGAAGATCGGTGGCGTGCGCGCGTCGATCAGCCCGGAAACGATCCGCTGCGCGTGCTGCAAAATCTCGGCGCTCGTCATTGGCATTCGCTCCCGGTGTTATCTCGCTGATATATCGGCACTCAATAGAGCAGACGACGTTGCTGCAATTATCACCGACCGTCAGAAGGAATCCAGCATTGTCGTGTTGGTGGATCCCATTTATTGCCGGCCAGGGTTATTTTTAATATCTCCGGCATAGCATCGCAGATCCTTTGGACGCCCCATTTGAGGTCCCCCCTGAGGACTAGCGCCCAATCCATGCATATTTTGAAACGGCGCCGCTTCTCATCGAGGGTGATGGCAGCCATGCCGGTCGTCGCAGGCGCACCGGCATCAATAAAACTCCGATAGAGCGCATCGGTAACTCCATTGACCAACTGGCCCAGGGCCGCATCCGGAAAGAGATTCCGCACCATGCGCTCGCGGTCGGAGACCGGAATGGCAGCGGCTGGCGTTGCTGACAGGTTCATCTCAGGCCTCCTCGGTCACGATCGTCGATCGGCAGTTTGCGTGGAGAGGGGGCACGAGAAGCCCCGCAGCAGCCAACTCTGGCGTGTTCAGTCCATCGCTAAAGACCCCGGCGTCGTCCTGGCGACCCACACCGGACCGTCTAACGTTGGCCACCTTCACGCGCTGGCCCTTTTTTTCGTAGTAGAGGAAGCGCCCACCTTCCTCCATTCCCACGCTCACCCAAGGTTGCACGTCACGGATCTTGTCTGCGTCCGTGAGCTTCTCTGATTTTCGCTGCTGCTTCACGGCGTCTCGCACCCGGAACACCCGTCCGTCCATGTAGCGGCAGATCTCGGTGGTGGCTTCGTCGAGGACCGCCACAAAGCGGTAGGTCTTGATTCCAGCCTCAGCGTAGGCGTTCAGCTGGGTGGCGGTACGGGCACGGTTGAGAAACGACGTGGCCACTACCTCCCAGTACGCCTTGGAACGCGCCAGTCCGGCCAACATCACATCCCCGCGCAAACGTGTGACTATCTCGTCCGATCCGATCCCCTCGTCGAGCCCTGACAGGACGATCCGCTCGGCTCGGTTTGCCGCGCTCTTCCCTCGACGTCGAATCTCGTGGCTGATGAACGACTCCTGCTGCAGGAGAAGCCTCAGCCCACTGTTCTTATCGATCTTGCTCAGCTCGCGATCGATGGGAAGCTTGTGTCGGTCGACCACGTGCCGCCTCGTACTCGGAATAATGGCCTGGGCGGCTTCCTTGAAGACCTTCGATGTCTTCGGAATAACCTTGTCGACCGAACCGGTAATCACTGCCGAAGCGGCCTCGATCAGCCGCGTGGCTTGCTTCGGAGTCAGCTCGTACCAGTTGATGTCGAGCCGGTCGACGAACATTCGCAGGGTGAGCGCTTCCTGCTTCTCAACGGCCTTGCGTAGCTGCACCGACATCCGGGAGAGTAAAATGACGAAGTCTTCGTCCTTCAAAGGATCAAGATCCCGGGCTTTCGCCAGGAGATGACCGATGAGGGACAGGTCAGGCTGCATCGTCCTTCACCCACCACGACTCGAATATCTCTCTGGGTACCTTGATCCGCTCGACGTCATCTTCCAGCGCGGCCGCTTCGGCATCGAGGATGGCTTTGCGCAGGATCAGCTCTTGAACCTCACCGTCCTCCTTACCCAGGGCCCGCACAGCGTCGGTGCTCTTGGGCTTGGGCTTGGTCCGGTCGGGCGGAGTCGTCTTCGCTGGGGCCTGCTGAACACCGGTAGCCCGCTGAGCTTGGCCAGCGTTCCCCGTCGAGTTGCCGCCGGCTTCGTCGAAGGCGTCCTGGCCGTTCTTTCCCTCAAGATTGATCTCGGCCAGGGTGATGGCCAGCGGCTTCTTGGTCCAGTCGTCGGTCAGGTTGTCGAAGCTGCGGTTGAAGACGTCCTGGGCCAGGTCTCGAGACTCGGCCGGCGTGAGGATGTTGGCGCCGGTGATAAGGGCGATCATCCGCGAGAGCTGCTCGGGGTCACGCACCGTCGGTGCGTTCGACTTGAACAAGTGGTACTTGATCCCCAGCGCTGGGAAGATGAGCTTGTTCACCACCCAGTCGAACTGCTGGCGGATGGGACCGAAGACCTGGATCTCCGCGAAGTCAATCGACGCTGACGCGGTGCTTCTATTGAAATCTCGCACGTCGCCGCGGAGGATGCGCGGCAGGCGGAACGACTGGCCCACCTTGTCGGCGTTGCGCTCGTCGTACTGCTGCCAGTTGCCGTCCTTCTGCTGAGCATCTGTCAATGGCCGCAACTCGATTTTCATGTGCGAGGTCGGCGCGCCGGTCGCCGCGTTTTCGGCGCCCTCGGCTTCCAGGATCATGATCTTGTGGAAGTTGCGCTTGCCCCGGATCTCGTTGGAGATGTAACTCTCCAGGCGAGCCACGGTGTTCTCATTCAGACGACCACCGGAGACGAGGATGGCCAGCGGCGGGACGCTACGATTCTCGAAGTAGAGGAAGTTCACCTCCTCCGCCTGCCGGGTCCCCAGCACCGCCAGCAAAGCGCCGATCCACCTCGGCACACCGTAGGTCGCGCGCGGGCTGCTGATCTTGAAGGACAGGATCTCAGTCGCCGGGACCGAATCCTTCTCCGAACTGTCCTCCGCCTTGGCCAGTAGGAAAGTGGCCGTGTCCTTGTAGGCCTTCCCGGTGTTGGCCGAGATGACCCGAGGATCGCCGAATTCCTTGAAGTAGACGAAGTTGCGGTCGCGCCCGAGTGAGAAGTCGCCTCGGATCTGGACGTAGCGCCGGTATCTCTTGCGGACGACGGCCTTCTCGAGGGTCAGCAGGGACAACCGCCGCTCGATGGCGACCTCGGTGACCTCCGTGTCGATAGGCATCATGCGGACGCTGACCGCAGGGATGTGATTGAACTGGCAGACCTCCTGCCGACCGTTCCGCAGCACCTCCCAGTAGCCGTTGCCGATCACCTCGATGTCCTGCCGGGTGAGCCCGCGCAAACCCTCAGGACCGCTGAATGGCATGTCCGCTGTGCAGTTCTCGAAGAACGTACCGAGACGCGACCTCTCCATCCGGATCTCGGTCTCCAGCAACTTCTTCCGGGCCGCGACCTCAGCGTCAGTCGGTTCGTCCTGGGCCAGCAGGACGCTCTCATCCTGGGCGTTCCGGGAATCCAGCTTGGCGATCGAGCGCTCAACCCGAAGTGCGTCCCGGATCTTCTCGTCGGCGTCGACGGCGCTGGTTTCGATCGTTGGTACGTAGCAGTGCCCGAAGCTGTCGATGTTGGCGATGTACGCGTCCACGTTCGGCCGAAGGGCCGAACTGTTCTCGTAGATCATCGTGAGGACGTTCGGATCGTAAGCCGGCTGCAACGCCCCAGCACCCCCGAACACCTCGGCCGTTCTTTCCTGCTCGACCAGGACGGTACTCTGGACGCCGTTTCGCTCTCCCACGAAGTGGGCCTTGACTATCGGCAGGAGACGGTCGGCCTCCCCGTTGTCAACGCGAGCGAGGGATTCGCTATCCATCGGCGGCAGACCATTTTCACATGCGCATTGCAGAATTCACAGGCCGACGTTGTGAATTCCCGTAATCGATATCACGGGAGTATCGCGGATATTTCAATTTGCGGTCGCTGGGACAGGATCCGCTCCGAGAACCCTCATGCTGACCTCAGGGACGTGCTTGGCGCCGAACCTCCTCGCACCCTCCCTCGCAAAGTAGCTAGCCATCAACCGGTCACCTGTGTGCGCGGCCGGGTTGTAGTAGAGCATCTCGCCGATCCACTCCTCGACTTCAGGCTCGGCGATGGTGGCGACGCAGGGGATCGTCCACTTACCGTTGTGCAGCTCGATGGCCAACCCCTCTACGCCCAGCCGTGGATCCTTCTTCAGGCGGCCGGTGGTGTGCGGAATCACCGGGATACTGAAGTCCTTGTTCGCGAAGTCGATAATGAACTGCTGAGCAGCGTTGTTCTCGACGACGATGATGGAGTGGTAGCGACGATGGTGATCTTCGATCTTTTCGACGATCTCGGGACCGGTGAACTTGCCGGACTCGATCCAGACAACGGTCCGATGTCCGTTCCGGTCTTCGATGAACGTGAAGAAGGCGGTCGGGTCGTTCTTCTTCTTCCGACCGACCCCGATGTCCACACCGGTGTAGACCGCACAGCCTTCGGGGATGTCATCGAGTCGGAAGTGCAGACGCTGCCCCTCGCCCTTTCGTAGAGCCTCATCGATCCAGGCCTTCTTGAACCTGGCCTCGTCGTCGTCGCGCGCGCGACAGAGAAGCTGCCGAGCATACTCGGCCGGCCCAAGCTCCTTCCGCATGCGCTCGATGCGGTCGGGCGGCCACAGCGACGGCCAGGCCACCTTGCCGTTGTCGTTGATTACTGGAAAGCGGGTCCACTTCCAGCCCGGCTGCCTTGACAACTCGTGCAGCAGGTCTTCTGGGTGGTAAGCGGTTCCCACCACCAGGATGCGCGTCCGGCGGGTGGCGCGGCCGACGGCGACGGCCTTGTACCAAGCGCTGACCTTCTTCCGGGCAGCTTCGGTGGCCGTGTTCTCAGGATCGAGGATGTCGTCGACGATCAGCCGGTCAACACGGCCTGAGGTCAGAGAGCCATGGACACCGACCGCCCTGACACTGGGGTCCTTGGCGAAGGAGACGCGCTGGACGGTCAACTCGGTGGTGGTCCAGGGCCCGTCTGGGTGCTTCTTGAGGTCAGGAAAGATGGCGTGTACGGCATCGTTGTTGTCGATGAGCTGGGCGATCGACTTGACGATCTTGGTGGCGATAGACGCGGTGTTCGATAGAATTACAATGCGAAGGGTCGTGTCCCTGCCTAGCTCCCAGACGGTCCGCAGGATGCTGAGCTGGGTGGTCTTGCCACTGTTGATGTGACTCCAGATGAGCAGCCGATCGTACATGTCGCACAGCTGAGCCCAGCGGCGGTGGATCGGGGCCTGCTTGATGGGCTCCCCCGTCTCGTCGTCGGTCATCACCAGCTCGGCGAAGATACTGAAGTCGGTCCTGGCGGCCTCGTAGAGGGCCTTCATCCCCGCCTCAGCGAGCTTGCTGATGTCCTCGGGCGTGACGTCGGGAGGCAGGCCCAGGGGATTGGGCGGCGGCTCAGGCGGAGGCGGCTCTGGAGGCGGCGGAGGCGGCCGAACCGCCTCCCGCTTGGCCATGTTGATCAAAACTGCACCTCCGCGCCAACGCTGGCCGAGGGGTCGCTGTCCCCGGCCACCCGCAGCCACACCGGCCCCAGGCGCACGCCCGCCGCTCCGCCGAACACGGTCTTGTCGAGCTGGAAGTTCCTCCCCACCAGGGGGCCGGCCGTCCAGCGCGGCTGCGGCGGAGCCGGCGCGGGGAAGGGCGAAGCCAGCTGGTTCGCCGCCGGGCAAGGGACGGTCACCTCCTTGATGACCTCCCGGTCCTTGTAGACGATCTCGGCCTT